CCCAAGGTTGTACAATAACAGTTAAAGTATTGTAGTAAGGATAGTCCTCTTTTTTAGATTTTGAAATTCTAGAATGGATACCCATACCTATTTTATCAGCAAGAACCTTAGCGTTATGCATACCTCCACCTTTTCCGTCAAATGTCATTTGACAAGGTATACTACCAATACTGTCAAAGAAAAAAGGAACACTATAAGGTAACTCCCCTTTTTCTTGAGCATCAAGTATATCATTTATAAAATCAGTTGACTGTTCAATTGTTTCAAAACTATCATTAAAGATAAATTGACCATCCCACTCACCATTTTCATTTTGTTCAGCTTGTAAACCCAATTCAACGGCATGTTCCCAACTCCATTTCTTTTCTGTTATTATAAACACGGGTAAATGACCCTTTTTTTGAGCATCAACCGCCGCTAATATCATTGCCGTTGTTTTTGAAGAATTTGAATGCCCCAAGAACATATTGATACCCCCCATTACAGGACCTGGTAATCCACAAGCATCCATAAAAGCATCACCGCAGTTATAGAAACTTTCAGGTTTGTATTTTGTTTTTGTGGAGAATTTACCCTTTATATCCTCTAATGAGAATGTCTTTTTTTTAATCGCCATATGTCTTTGTTAATTTAATTTTTTAGTTTGTTTAGACAAGTTGAGCACCGAGTAATCCCGGTGCCCAAGTCATATGTCTAAGTTTTTTTTGATTGTCTAAAAAGGCATATCATCTTCCGGTTCAACTCCTGCTTGTGGGTCAACTGGTGCCGGTGTTTTACCACTACCACCAAATGATGATTCACTATCTTCAGCGTTTCCATATACATAACCACCTTTTTCAGTACTCCATTTAGGACTTTCTCCTCTTGCAAGAGCTTCTAAATACTCAACAGGTTTTTTAGAATAAACATCTTCCCAAGATAACTCATCATTAACCCATTCATCACCAATGGTTTTGTTTTCGTTAATAACCGCTGGGTCGTCATACATAACAGTTTGGATAACCGTGTAGAAAGCTCCTTTAGGTGTTTTAGCTTTAGTTAATTCTAAAATAATATCTCTACCTTTTTCAGGGTCAGTAATATCACCTTTTGCTCTAAAAATAGGGATAATTTTATCTAAAATACCTTCATTTTTGTAGTTGTCTTTAAATCTCCAAAATTTAACACCATCAGCCTCATTATCTCTATCAATAACTTTTACAATGTAAAATTTACGAGATAAGTACTGTTTAGCTAAATCTTTATCAGAATCTCTACCGGTTGAACGCAATTCTTCATAAACCTCATTTAAAGGTGAACGCTCATTATCGTTTTTTCCTGGGTCATAAAATTTTTGGAATTTTCCGTCAACTTGGATTTCGTGATACCAAACAACTTTAAATGGTGAAGAACCGTCTTTTGTTGGTAAAATCCTTAATCGTCTTTGCCCTTGAGTTTCCTTATCTTGAAGGATTGCAGCAAAGTATTTTTTCATTCTTTCTTCTTGTGTAAATTTTGAGGTAGAAGAAGAACCTCCTTGTTTTGATTGCTCATATTGAGCCAAAACCGCGTCTAATGAATTGTTGTTTGTCGCCATAGTGTTTAAAATGTTTTAAAGTTTATAAAAGTATAAGTGTCTACGAGTGGTTTGTCAAATTGTTTTGTAAAAAAAAATGGTCCGAAGACCATTTTAATTATCTAATCTCTTTAAAAGATGTTGCTTCATCTTCAAAATTCCTAAATGTTTTTTTAATTTCATTTGGTGAATAATCCTCTACCTCATCTTGAGTTAAAATATATTCATTTTTTCCCGATTTGTCCATTTCTTCTTCTTTATCAACAAAAAAATCTGTTAATTTTTGATTAAACGGTCCCGAGTCTAGGCTTCTTAATTCCAATTTTTCTTGTGGGGTTTTTTCTCTGTATTTTTCAACTTTGGCCTCCAAGTCATTTAATTTATTCATAATACCGTCCATCTCACCAAGTTTACTTTCTAAATCCGTTAGATGACTGAATAAATTATTAAAATACTCTTCTTGTTTTTGTTCAGTATTTTTTTGAGATTTTACTAAATCGGTAATATCAATTTCTTTAGTATTACTTTCTTCTTCACCCACTTTTTCAACATCGGGGTCAGCGGCAACATCTACAGGTTGTGGTTCAACCGGCGCTGCAGGTGCTGGTGACATATTTGGGTCAATAGGTGGTACAGCATTTGGGTCCGCTGGTGGAAGAGCGTTAGGGTCTTCTTCAGGGTCTAACCCTGGTGGTGGAGGTAAAACAGCCTCTTGTTCCATAATATAATTATTGATTGAGTTATATCTCGCCAATTCCTCTAATATTTGATTATCTATTTTTTTCATTTTATTATCCGTTTAATAATTGTTTTACACCGGTTAATGTTTCAACCTGAATTTTTTTATTTGTTGTCATCGTATTATCTACTCTTTCAATTAGACCATCTTTCATTCTAATTGTATAACAATCACCTGTGTCTAAATCGCAAACTTGTTTAGAACCATTTCCCAAATCTTTTTCGGTACTTCTAGCTTTTTTCCCTAAATAGTTGTCTAATATTAATTTTGTGTCCATAATCTTTTATTTATAAATATCATTTAATTGTGAAAAATTTAATCTTTTAACTTTTATTAGTAATCGCATTATAAAGTGAAATAGATTCGCCTATCTCAGATTCAATATTTTTTAATCGTACAGAATCAGTTGATTTTATAGAATCATAAACATTTTGATTATTACTCTTAGCATTAAAGTATAAAATATAGAATTTAGCTATATCAACAGGTGTTGTTTCCCCAAAAGCACTGGATTTACCTTCAAACCTAGCAATTAACATTTTAACATGATTATTAGCACTATCAAAATAAACATAGGGTATTTGTTTAGGTGAACAATAATAGTATTTTGAACTACTAAAAAACCCTGAACTACCATCACCCCAAAATTCACTAATATCAATACCTGCGTAATTATGTTCATAAGATTCTAATCCTTGAGTTTTACTTGATTGTAAATACATTATTGCGAATATAATATATCTTAATTTAATATCGTTAGTATTTGTGTTTATTATCTGAATAATATTTTTATAGTTTATAACTGTTTTATTCGGGGTACCCACTTTATAGGTGTTATATTTTGTTGACGCCGAACAAGTCTGTTGTGCCGACGCAACCGTCGCATCATTATCTAAACCTTTATCTAAAGCCTCATTTCGTTGACTAATAATATCACCTTTTTTAACATTACTATCAGATTTTTTAGGAACTTTATCCTCTTTAATTTTGTTTACTATTGTTGTTAATAAAGTCGTTTTTAATGATTGTATGTAAGCACTTATTTTAGGTAATGACGCAATAGGTTGTCTAACCCCCTCTACAATTGTTTCAAACGAACCCGGACTTATTATGTGATTAACACTTGTAATCATATAAGGACCACTAAACATTGGAACATATCGTAAATTAAAATACATTGTGGGTTGAATCATTGCATTACCCATCATATTCACCGTACAATTATAACTTCTGGTTTTATATAAATTAAATAAAGACACATTTTGTGTTGACGCTTTTCTATTTCCGGATTGATTAGCCATTTGATTTAAAAGTTCTAATGATTCAGCAGTTGCTGTACTTCCTCTTTGGTCAACTTGAAATCCGTGGAATATGGATTGATTTTGAGTTCCAATATCAACATTAAAACCAACAACTTTATTTGACATACCCCAATCTTTTTTACCTATCTGACTTTCAACTAATGGATTATCACTTGCTCGTCTTAAATCAAAAGCATCACTTCTAAACCTATAATCAATATTATCTTTTAAATCTAATTGTTCACTTGGTTTACCACCATAAAAACAAACTAATTTTGGCGAAGAGTTTCTATAATCAACATTTAAAAATGTTCCAAACATTGTGTTGGCAAATTCTAATGAACCTTCCGCTCTTGGTTTAGGATTTTTAACAGCATCTTGCACATTATAAAAATTAACATATGATGGTAAATTCATTACTACAAAATTGTTGTCGACCAATATTGATTGAACAAACACCAACATTGACATTGTTGGCTTAATAGTCGCCAAATAATCCTTTAATTTTATAACATCCACCAATATTTTATCACCTACATCACGACTTGCTCTATCAATTAACATAATATCTTCAAATAATGTTTTTGTTTTAAAATCATTTCCTGATATCCACTTATCATTAATTGCCTTAAACGATTCCCATAGTTCAACTTTGGTTGCCGGTCCTTCTAAAACCGAATTAATTGTTTGTTGAGACGATGTCACAATTTTTGGTAATTTTGTCTGTAATTTAGGCATTAAATTATTAATAACTTTACCTTTAAATGTTTCATTAGATGTGATATATTCATCCATCAACATAGTAAATTTTGAAATATTTAAAGTGGGGTCATTTAATTTTTGAGTTGTATAAATTTTTATAATAGGTGCTAAATTCTTAATGTTATCAACATTAAAGGCAATATTTAAATCAATGAAAAAGTCAGTTATGTATGAACCATTATTACTATACATTAATTTATCAACATCAGAAAATCCAACATAAGTCTCTAAAGTTTTCCATTGTGTCGGATAAGTTGTTTTTGAATTACTTAAAGTGATTCCCCCACCACTATACGGTAAAGTATTTGGTGTGGTAAGACTATATTTCTCCCAAGTATAAGGGTCAGAAATTTGATATGTTGAAAAACTATAAAATAATTTTTTATCAAAGTTTGACGGGTTACCGTATTTAAAAACAACATCAGTATTAATAAATTTAGTTAAAATATTAGATATTGTTGTTAGTTGTTCTTGTTGTTGTTTAATAATCACATCTGTTGGTGTTGTTCCGGTAAGTTTTGTGGTTTTCATTAAACTAATCATCAACATCTGAAAATTCTTAAATGATTTTTCAGTATCAGTTTCAAATTCACCTATAGATATGTTTGACGAATTTGATAATGTATACGATGAATTATCTTCAAAATCATACATTGATTTTGAGAATTTTAAAAACTCATACTCAAATCCGTCTAATATGTTTTTCTCAAAAACTGAAAATATTTCATCAATACTACTATAATCTGTTGAACCCCCATTTATTGAGAAGTTTTGTTGATTACTTTGACCTGAAAACACTTCTTTCAAGTAATTGAGAGGACTTGGTTTTACCACCTTACTATTATCAAAATATCCATAATTAGGGGCTGTCCAAAATAACCTAGTTGAACCATTATACATTGCGGTATTACCACTAATTTCATATTTTAATTTATTGTTGGATGTAATACATTCATCTTTGGTTTGATTAATTAACGACCCTTGTGATGGTAATAGATATGTAAACTTACCATCAAAAGTATTGATAGCAACCGACCAAGGAATCACCCTTAAATTTCTGTTAAGATTTTTTTCATCAAAACCTTTACCCATATCAATGATAGCATCTTTAACATAGTTAAGAGTTACACCTGAACTAAATCCGTTTTGGATATCGGTACTTGTATACGCTGAATAAATTTCAAATCCCTGATAAAAAACATTAAAATCATTAATTAATTTAGGGTAAAAACCAGTATTAATTAATGTTGAGGTCTCAACCCCTAATGTACTATTTTTTTCTAAAACAATATCAATGTTTGAATTGTTTATAGTTAAACTATATATTTTTGTTGGGTCTTTGGTTGTTGGGTCATAATTGTCAACATATTTAAAATCAGACCAAGATGTGTTAATAATATCCACACCATTTTCCACATAATTTTTATATCTATGGTAAACAGACCCAAATTTTAGAACCCAAGCGTATGGCATTTTATGGATTGCCCCAAATTTCTTTAAAGATGCGAAAATATAATCTAAAGGTTTTTCAGCATCATTTTCATAGGTTTTATATTTTTCTTTTAAAGTCGCTATGGGTAAACTATTAATGAAAAGATATGCCGAACTCACATATGGTGTTATACTATCATTCCTAAAATTTTTCACACCTTCCTGTATTGAGTTAATAAAATACGGTGTGTTAAGCATTGACACTGTTTGGTAAGAAGTTACCAATCCATCATAATTAATGTAATTTAAATTACCTTCAGTTAATAATTGTGATTTTAACTTTCTATCATTATAAAAAGTTTTTAAATCAGGATTATTTAATACCGGCTGTTGGATATTTTTATAAGAAAAATTAGTAAATGGTCTTTTAGTATCATCATTTGTTGTATCTAAAAAATTAGATATTACTTTTTTATTTAAATTATATGTTAAGACTTTTCTAGTATCAAAAGATGATTTTGCATCTATAAGAGTTCCACCATCAGCTAATTTATTATTACACCAAGTTAAATCTGTAAATGGGTAGATATCACTAAAATCAAAAGAATTAGTGGTTGTTGAATCTGAAATATAATCAACCATAGCCTTTTCATTTGATAATGAAACTAATGGTTGTGAAATTGAATCATTCAAAATACCAGAATTAATAAATTCAAAACTTGAATTATTAACTAAATTTTTAATGTAAGATGTGTTGAAAATTCCTCGTATATAATTTTGCCAACTCTCACCAATACCATCATTTGATATGTGTCTTAAAAGTATTTCAAAATTAGAAGCATTAATACCATATTCAGTTAATTTTTTAGTAATAAAAGGATTATCAGTAGATAAACTATTAATTATATTTATACTCTCACCTTCAGACACAATATCCGAAATTTGATTAGATTCTGAAATAAAACTATTACATCTACTTAATTTTGAATAATAAGATGTTAAAAATATTCTTTCATAAATTTCATACATATATTTAATTTCTTCCTTATTACTAAAAACAACATTACTTACCGGAAACTCAATTGCCGACAATGATATTCTTTTCACATCACTTAATTCATTTGAGTTAGGTGTAGATGGTTGTGGATTCTCACTTCTTTGAACGAATCCTTTAACAAATTCCTCAACAAATTCTACTTCAGGCCATAATTCAGGTAAATACGCTTTAGTCTGATTAATAACCGTTCTATCACCAGGATATGTAATTACAAATTGTTCCTCTTTATCGGGAGTCATTGTTTCAACAATCATTTGAGGCCAAGGATATACAGGCTCTGTCGCATTATTTCCGGATGTTAAATTATCTGAACTAACACCTGTTAATATCGCCTTTTTTCTATCATTATTATCTCTAACACTCCACGCTTGAGTATGAACATCATCCATCAATCTTAAAAAGGCTTCACCATTTGCAAATACTACCGCAAGAACATTTCTAATACTAGGGACAAACCCAATACCATTATCTTTATTTTGTAATAATTCTGATAGAGCCTCGGTTAATTCATTCTCAATTTGTTCTCGATAAGCCTTTAAATCCTTACCCATTTTATCTATAAAATCCTCAAAAGTACCTGTACCTTCAAAAACAAAATAATTAGTAATTGGTGTTTGTTTTCCAGCATCTGTCTTAATCACTAAACTATTTAAAACATTGTCTATAATTAATTCAGCCTCAAATTCTTTTAATTGTACCTCCGACGGTTCAACATCTAATTTTTTTCTTTGTCTATAAGTTTCTTTAAGATTTATATCACCAGATTGTAATTTTATAGGAAAAATCTCATAAGTAATTTTATTTGGTATTTGAATTGATTTTTCAGTATTATTTATTTTATACTTCCCAAGTATTCCAAGAGTTTTATTGTTCTCTAATTTTTCTGTATAACTTGTAATATATTCTTTTAATTTATTAATTGCTTCATCTTTCTTTTTAGCCGGTGTATATTCTTTTTTAAAAGTATATACTTTAGTTTTTTCAGGATTGTCCATTACAAGAAAGTTATCAGTGTCTAAATATTTAGACCTCCAAGACTCACCATTCATAGCAAAAACATCTTTGTCGTATTCACCTAAAATTTTTGAATATTCATTTAAATCCGTTAATGGGTCTAAATTTTGTTTAGTAAAAGAATCTAAAACATTTTTAACAAAATTTTCAAGTCTATTTTGTAATTCCATTAAACTAATTTCCGGAAAATCATCAGATATCATACCTTTTGACTTGTATTCACTATACATTTCTTTTACTTTCTGAAAACCTCTTTCAACAACACTATCAGTCGTTTTAGTTGTTTTACTATCTGTTCCTGTTGAAGGTGTTACCGATTTGTTTTGAACACTAATTCTAGATTTATACATATGGGGGACAGCTAATAACGCTCCCATAGTTATTTCACTCAATATTGTGTATTTATAGGTGTAAAACACTAAATCAACAACAAAATTACCGGAATATGTATCGTATCTTGATGTAAAGTTTTGTAACATTAAAGATAATTTAACCGCTTTACCATAGTAACCTTTAATTGTTAAATTAAACATCGGGTAAGGTAAATTAAAAAACGAGGCATAAGGTGAATTATCACCACCCTCAAATAAGGCACGACCTTTAACATCTTCTAATTTAACATTGATTTGTGGTAAAAAATCTAAACCTTGTCTAATAGTTATTTGAGTAATACCCAACATTCCATTATCTGTAACACCCTTTAAAGTTTGTCTAATGTAAGTATCATCACTTTTATTAGGATTTTTTATTGATTCTAATTTTACTTGGTTTTTACCTTCACCTTTTAAACTATCTTTACCTGTCAATTCGTCAGTATAACTATTATCTAAAAAACCTTTATTACCAGGATTTAAAAAATTGATTGACGCGACAGAAATCGTTTGTATTTGGTCATTATTCGCAACACCAACAGCCAATTTAGTTCTTGGGATTACTTTACATTCTAAATTGGCATAAACAACCAAATCTTCTTGTTTAACTAACCTTTCACTAACTTTACCATTAGAGTCAATAACCTTATTTGGGTCAATAATACTAATGTTATTGTAATCAAACTCTACTAATATATTTTCACCACTATCTACCATAATAAAAGAAATAATTATCTAACTCGTTTTTATAATCTTGTAGAGAAGCTATCAAAGGAAATGGAATTGTCAAGATAGAACCATCACTAATATTCCATTCTTGACCACCGAAGATTGGATTTGCTTGTAAAATCAACCAACCAAAACTCGCGGCACCATAATATTGTTGGGATAACTTATCTAATCTAGACTGTCCAACTTTATAGATATATCTTTTATCAGTACTTTTTGATGGCAAAGTAACATAGGGAACAACACTTTGCACCCCATTATTTAAAAACCCATTATATCTATTATAATACTGTTTATTTACCATTTTTATTTAAATTTGATTTTACCATCATAGTATTTATTATCACTATCAGAATTTACACCACTATATAATGCCATAATATCTTTTTGTTGTTGAGCATCTGTTGCTGTGTCCGGAATTGTTGTATATTCAAATTTCCTTAATTTACCTTTAGGATACACAAACTGATTAACATATTTAGTGTAATCGGGAGACTCTTTTACCTTTTTAATATGTTTGGATTCTTCCAATAATTCTTTATCCACATTTTTCTTAAAAATATCACAAATTTTTTCAAATTTATTTTTTAAGTTTGATGGGTTTTTAACCGTTAACAAATCTCCTGATATAATTTTATTAATAAAATCGTTGTATTTATTTTTATTTCCAAATATTTGAGCCAACACCATAAATAGTCGTTTATCTTCAATAGATACTAAACTTGACGATATAACCCCAAATAACCCTGGTTCTTTATAATCAGAAGTTATTATTTTAACACTTTGACTTTTCAAAAATATATCAAAAGATTGTAATCTTTCACCAATTGATTTATAATCAATACTTAATTCCGCATATGTTGTTTGAGGTGACCCAGATAAACTAGCCGGATTAACTTCTGTAGTACCTTTAATATTATACACCCTAGGTTTACCATTTTCAAGTATCTTACCGTCAGTTTTAGTTATAAGTAAATTAATTTTTCTAAAATATTGAACCATACTTTCCTCTTGAGTTGTAATTTCTTGTATTTTGGTAAAAATACCATTACTAAACTCTCCTTTATAATCGTTAATATAGTTATTTAAATTTGTTTTAACTTTTTGTATAACTGAATCAGTGAAAAGATAATTAACTAATCCCATTATTAATGGATTTTTATTGGACGGGTTGTCCGCATTAATATCTGATAGTAAAGTTGCGAATAGTGTGTTAATTTTATTTTCAACACTCACATTTCCGTCTCCGCCAGGTTTACCATATATAGGAACATCTAATTTACCTCCATCAATATTAAAATGACCCAAACTGTATAATCTATCTTGAGTCATTAATTGCCACACCCCATAATTGTAAGATTTTATAATAGAATCACATTGATTAGGGATATTTGTATAATATTCTTTTGTTGCGTCTAAAACTTTATCCATAACTGTCGAATACTCGGTTTGTCCTGTCTGACCGCTAGTGATTGGTATATTTGTTAAAATATTTCCAATGGTGTTTCCACCATTATTTAAAAGACTATTATCAACATTATTTACGGTCGCCGTTGGTTGAGCATCTAATATCGCTTGTACAACTTTAGCATCTAATGCCGATGTATCTTCTGTAGCTGTAGCCCTTTCATCGTATATTTCAGTATTAGCATAATAACTAAATGATAATGCGTTTTGTAATTGTTCCACCGGTCTAGCCAATCCTTGACCACCAATAAAATCAAAACTCATCGTTACATTAGCCAACATTGGTTGTACACCAATACCTTCAGGATTTAAATCATAAAGTAATGGTTCATAAGTAAAGGCAACATTATTAGGAATTATTTTACTATTGTAAAAATCACCAATTCTTAAAACTAAAACCGGAGGTGCCCCAAAAGAGGTGTTAACCGCATCGTTATGTCTTGGTTTGTTATCTGTCCCAATAACTGGTATAGTCTCACCAGGTCTAACACATTGATTTAAGAAGGTTAAACGAGAATTTAATCCTTCAGGTGTCATAGAGTGAAACGCTGGGTTAAAATACTTAATTTTCTCTTTTATTGAGTCATACACCATTGGGGAATTTTCTTGGATAACCTCAAAATAATCACATTCTGATAATAATTGTCTAATAATTTGTTTACTAATTCCTTCTTTAATACTTTTTTGTACATCAACAACAGGTTGAGGTTTAACAGGTATTATGTTTTCAGGCACTGATGGAACCTCTTTTTTAGGTGGTTCAGGTACCGGAGTTGGGGATGGAGTTACATTAATCTCACTAATTTTCACCCTTCTACACGCCATCGCTGTTGCCGCAAAAACTTCAGAGGTTTGGTTTACCACCTTACCATTTTTATCCTTAATATTATCAGAACAATTTACTTGTTTTCCCAAACCCAATGAAGTTTTTGGTACTAAAGTTGTTTCACCCGCGCCTTGTGGTGGATTAATTATAAATGTTTTATCTTTAATAAAAGGACCTAAACAGGCTTCCCCCACAGTAAAGTTTGTTAAAAACTGAACAACCGAATCGTTTCTTCTTAAAGATAAATTAGTATTATAAGCCGGTTTAGCGAGAGCTGACGCCGAACCAACCATATTAATTGTTATTTTACCTTTTTTCTCTTTTAAAATATTATAAGCATCAATTATAAAATTACTTGTACCACCAGCAATTGTGTTAAAATTATCTATAACGACCTTATTAAAAAATTCCGTTACATTTCTATTAAAATCTCCTTCATTAAAAAGCCCATCAGCAAAATTTTGATACTTTGTAATGTTGGCAGGATTTATATATGAATTGTATGTTTGTTCATAACTTACAGAAGATGTTGTTTTTGTTGTATCTGGGTCCGGAGTATCATTTTCAAAATAAAAAGCAAATTCTTTATATTTTTCTTTAAAATTGTCTATTGATGTATCAGGCGTTATTTTAGTTTCTTTAGTTGCTAAACTACCATTTGTTCCGGCATTATCAGCAGAAATTGATTTACTAATTCCTTTAAGTTCTTCATCTGTTAAATTAGGATTACTTAACGCCTTTTGATATGTGTATAAATCTTTAGTAGGAATAGTATTAAATTTAATAGCTAATTCATATATATCATACTTGACACATCCAGCAAAAAATGAATCAATAATTGAGTTAATTCTATCTTTATTTTTCCCTTTTAATTGTTTTTTAACAATTGTGTTCATTATCGATGGATGGTCAACAATCATTTTCCAACTCAAACTACCCGTTCTAGTAGTATCTTTATATGTATAAATCGGTTCAGGTCTCCCTAAAAAAGTTTGTTTATTCCAAGCGGCAGTACTAGAATCACTAAATTTTAAATCATACGGTGGAAACCACATAACTCTACCCCCATTTGGACCTTTTTCACAAACTGGTAATTCATCATAAGTAAAACCAGGTCTACTTGATGTTCTCCAAGCCAAGTTCTCAATAGAGAACATATATTTTTTAGCATAACCCCCCTTACCATTTACATCCGGTATGATATTTGTCGAACCAGGGTTAGAAAGTGGCGCAATGTTTAAATTATAAGTGTTATCTAAAACAGAATTTGTAAATCTTCTACCTGATGTTGTAATACCATCTGTTTTTTGTAAATCAGCATAAGTATAATACGGTGTATCTTTAGTAAACACACGACAATATTCTATACCAGCATTTTCACCGGTTGTTTGATTTGTATATGAAAGAACCTGTGAACCTTTGGTAATCTCTTTATATCCATCGTGAAATACTTTACTAACTTGATTAATCGCATTACCAACATGCTTTAATCTAGCAATCCCCGAAACATTATCAGCCGAATTAACTAATCTTTGTGTTTGGTCTAATATTGAAGTGTCTTTAAAATCAATATTGGTAGATTCAGAACTACCAAAACTACTACTAATTTGATTAAACTCTGTATCTAAACTTCCACTTCCACCACCAGGTGTTGCACGAAATCCGGCGTTTGATTTGTATTTTGGTGAAGTCCAAACTAATTGTCCGTCAATACCCCCACCATCACTAGATGATTTTCCGGCTAAACCAAATTTTAAAATACCTTCGTTACCCTCAAATAAAATACCCAATTCTGAAGGTCCATAAACCGGAGATGACTCTTGTTGTCCAAAAGCGTTAACCGGAACTTTATTTGGGGGAGATGTTATTGATGAAGGTTCAGATGTTTTACTACCAACATAATAACCCCCAATTAATGTACCATTACTAGGTTTAATAAGGTCAACGGCAAGATTAACTAATCCTTGAGCAACCCCTAATAACCCACCATAGTTTTTATCATACGATGGTTGGTATCTATTATAATTTACATTTGCAAATAAGGCTGAACGCTGTCCATTACCTGTATTATTTAAAAATATTTCAGAGGGGTTTCTTCTTATATTTAAAATTGGGCCTAAAAATCCTCCTGTTAATTGATTAATTACATTTAATGCCGTTGAGGTTTGTTTGGTTTGACTATTTTCATTATTATCATCAAAATAATCCCCCGGTATTAACGAAACCGGCCAATAAGCACCAGCCAATCTTGTTGCAAAATCTGCTGCAGCAATTACAGGATTTTCCGGAACCGTAATTTTCCAATTTTTATATATTAATGGTTGTTTTCCAGATACCATCATACTAACCTCAAATGGGTCTTGTAATGATTGTAAATTTACTCTCCCAACTGTATTTTTTATAAGTTCAGTAGCTATTCTTTCTTGGAAAAGATAATTTAATTGAGACGCACCTAATTTAGCAATATACGAATCTTGAGATAATGAACCATTATCCCCGTTTGGGTTTTTAGAATATAATATATCGTATGGACTATATGATGATGACACAAAACTACTAGGGTCCCAATAAGGTAAATATAATTTACCGTTATTTTGTATATCTGTAACAATGAGCATATCATTATAACCCCCTACTGGCCCATAAGAGTTTGTTATAAAAGCAGCATCAATATAAAATTCATTAACTAAATCTAATGCCGTATCGTTTGGACTATATTCACCTTGATTTGGATTATCAGTCACTAACACTCTATTATAAGTTATTTCCGTGTTAAAACCCCCATTAGGGCCATATTCATTTAATGGGTATAATAATGAAACATACGGGGTATTAGCAATTAAATCATTAGGGGAGTCAATAACCGGAGATTGAGATAAAGTTACTTCATAATTTAAATCAGAAGTTGTAGGAGTATAAACACCCATTACACTATATGCGGCTAAATTTTTA